TCGCGAACCAGTTAAATCACGTACCACTGAGTATTCGAATGGTCGCAATCCTTGGAACGGCCATGTGCAAAAAGATTATTCAGGTGGTGGTGGGTGGATTAGAAATACCGTTCGTCGTACGAAGGTTGAACCCATCAAAATGCCCGTCGACTTATCCGGGCACATCGATATGCCAGCGTTGGACTTGCCGACCCTTCCCGGGGCCTACAAGCCCGATGTCTTGGTTGGTAATACGGTGTGCTTGGGTTTTGGTAATGAGTCGAATTTGGGCAAACATTGTCGTATAGATGAGCGTCCTAAGGGGCAGTGTATGGGTGATCATCAGGCTGGTGCAACGTTAGTTGGGTGGACAACTTCCCCGGCTTACGTTTGCCGTAAATGTGGGTGTAATGCCCATAATGCGATGTGTATGAGGCATGGCGTTAAGCAGCCAAATATCACGCGCGAGCTGACCGAGGCATTCGTTGCTTTTCGGGAGGCTTTCAGCCAGGTGGCCTTGGAGTATGTGTTGCTAGGTGCCGGGGATAAAGAAGAGTGGTTAGATAAATGGCCTGTTGCGAAACGCAAAGGTTTCGTAGAATCGGAATGGTTCGACGAGCCCGTTACTAAGTGCGTTAAACAGATGGTCAAGAGGGAACTTAACCACGCCGCCCCCAGCAAAGCGAGAGCGATACAGTATTACTTCAACCCTATGACACAAGCCCTATTTGGGCCGCAGTTTTACGCTTTGCAGAAAGCTGTATGCAGAGTGTTTAATAAGTATCAGCTGGATGATGATGTTGACGTAACCATTGCGAGCGGGTTGAATGGCGCCGACTTGGGTGCTTGGATGGATGGAGTCTTGGATCGAGGTGCCACTCATTTTTATGAGCGAGATGGCAAATCTTGGGACGCCACCATGCAGAAGATGCACGCTGACTTTAGGACGGATCTTTATGATTTGATAGACCCGTCTCTTGGCCGTTTTGCTAGGGATTGTTTGAATGTGACTGGGTATGGGATGTATGCCGAAGGCAGGTTTAAATACCATGTCAACGGCACCGTTAAGTCCGGCCACAATGATACGACCCTGGGCAATGGTCTTGTTAATGCGGCGATAGCATTCGAGTCGATGAAAGCGCTCGGATTATCTGGGAGCATCTTAGTTTCAGGCGACGATTTATTGGTGGCCATGTATGGAGACTTTGATGAGCACGCCCTATCGAGCGTTGAGCGGAGTTTAGGTATTTTGCCCGAGTATAGAAAGTTTGACAGTTTTAGTGACGTGTCGTTTATTTCTGGCGTTTGGTTTAAGAATGGAGAAAAGTGTTCTTTTATCCCCAAGCCAGGTCGCATTATAGCCCGACAATGGTGGACTACGAAACCGCCAGGCAAGAAGAAGCGAGTTGCGTACCTTAATGGTAGTGCGAGGAGCGTCTACCCTGCCTTGGGTGGTTTGCCTATATTGGGTGATTGGTTGCGGCCTTTTATGGTCGGGGATGAGGAAGTTGGCC